CGCACGCGTCAAGCGTCCGCCGGCCGTCCCGCGATCCCAGCCCGCCCGCAGTGGCCGGGGCGGCCGGTGGACTTGCCACCGCTGCGACGAGACGTTCAGCGCGTACGCCCCCGCGGAACGCCACGTCGACACCGAACACGGCGCGGGCCGCATCGCATGGGCGGAGGGGGACTGATGGGTTGGGCCCGCTTCGACGACACCTACACCGACAACCCGAAGATCCGCGCCGCCGGACCGTGGGCCGAGCTCCTCGACATGCGCGCCATCATCTACTGCGCCCGCTACGACACCGATGGCCGGCTCACACCGAGTGGCCTGCAGACCATCCGTCACGGCATCGCGCGGCCTGTGGAAAAAGTCGAGCGGCTCATCGCGGTCGGCCGCTGGTCCATCGACCCGAGCGGCGGCTGGCAAGTCATCGGCTTCCTCGAGCACAACCTGTCGAAGGCCGCGCGAGACGACATCCGCCGCGGCGGCCGAGAACGGCAGGCCCGCTACCGCGCTTCCCGTAACGGTGTTAGTGACACGACCCTAGGAAGGGGAGGGGAATTACAGACTCCAACGCGCGCGCGAACGATTGCGCGCTGCGGCACATGCGGAGCACTCGAAATCGACTGCACGTGCAACAAGGCGAGGGGCCGACCGAAAGGCCGTTCGTCATGACCAATCCGTTAGATGCACATAACGGAAAGCGGCGCTGCAAGCAATGCGGCGAGATCAAGCCGCTCGAAGACTTCGTGCGTGACCAACATTCACGCGGTGGCTACCGACCACGATGCGCGCTCTGCGAGATCAAGAACCGCACCGAAGACAAACGAGACCGCCGCGAGCGACACAAAGCACGCACGACGCGAGCACGTCACGCACGCAAGTTCGACATCGCGATCGATGAGCTCGAGGACCACTACGGATGGACACTCGACGCGATCGAGGCCGCGATCATCTGCTGCTACATCAACGGCTGCCCACCGTCCGATGACGGCGAGACCTGTGGACAACCCGTACGGAACCTCGACGATGTCACCGTCGACATCATCGACCCGACGCAGCCGCCGTTCTGGGGTGTGAACACCCGAGTGATCTGCGCGACGTGCAACCGCAAGAAGGGCCGCCGATCGGTACTGCAGCGACAGATCGAAGAGGCGGAACGGCAAGCGATCGCGCGCAGGAAGGTTGCACCCCGTCAACTCAATCTCTTCGAGGGCTTTGTGAGCGAAGAGGGCCGATGAACCTCACGACGATCGAAGTGTCACCGGCGGAAGCCGCGGCGAAGTTGCGCGAGTACGAACGGCAACTCGCCTCCGAACGCACCGTCGAAGACGAAGCGATCGCGCGGGCGTACCGATGCGCGAAGCGGGGCCTCCCGATCGTGCGGCTCTCCGAAGTGTTCACCGCCGGCGGGTTCTTCGACTCGGGTCTGCCGCGCCTGGCGATCTGCCGGGCCGACGCGCAGACGTGCACCGTCAGCCTCGAGCGCGGCTATGGGAGTACGGGCCGGTGGGGGCTCGTGTTTGGTGCTGACGGCTACCCGAACAATCGGGGCGCGCTCGTCGGCACCTACACGGTGCGGGTCACGGTCCCGGCACCGGAGCAGTGGCAGAGCGGCATGTGGTCGGGAACGACGTCGGTGCCGCTGGTGCCGCCGCAACATCGACCCCGACGCGCGCGCATGCGCCGGTTTCATGTGCTGTGGGAGGTCGAGGAGTGGCGGCGCGTGCCGCCCCGCGACCCGGCGTTGTTGCGCCACATCCGCGGTGACCTGTGGTCGGTGGTCGCGACGTGGGACCTGACCGACCTCGAGCGTGCGGTCCTCGCCGGGACGCGCTGACCTTCGATGGAGCTCGCGTTCGGTGTCGTCGTCGCGGTCGTCGCCGCCGCCAAGCATGTGCGCACTTGCCGGTCGTGTGGGAAGCCGGTCCTGTGGGTCGAGACCGCCAACGGCAAGCGGATGCCGGTCGATCCCGAACCGGCCGCGCGCGGGAACCTGTGGCTGTCGTTCGATCCTGACCGGGCCGCGTTCACCGCGCACACCGCCGCTCGCGGCAACGGCGACGAGACCGCGCACGTCGCCCGGTATGTCGCGCACTTCGTCACCTGCCCGCAAGCCGACGACTGGCGCAAGCAATGACGCTGCGGTGCACGGCCGGCGCGGTGCGCCGCGAACGTAACGGGTCATGGGCGGCGCGCTGCCGGTGCGGATGGACGACCTCGGGGTTCCTGTCGGAACGGTTCGCACACCAGGCACTCGCACGTCACCGACTCGCGTCGCGCGCGTGGGCCGAGCTCGTCGGAGCGCAGCGATGACCGTCGACGCGATCGCGCGCCGGTACATTCGCGCCCACCGTGCCCTCGTCGCAGCCGACTACAGCGGCCTGCTCGAGGCGCGCTACGAACTCGACGATGCGTTCCATCAGCTGTGTCGCGCGCTCGACGAACCATGCCCGGCGTGCGACATCGGCGACTGCCCATACTTCGACGACGACGCGTTCGTCGCGGCCGAGACGGTCGCCGATCCTGGCCGGCTGTTGAACGATTGAAAGGCCGAGCGATGGCACTCACCGCGAAGCAACGCAACGCACTCCCGAACTCAGCGTTTGCGTACCCGCGCTTGAGGAAGTATCCGGTCCCGACGAAAGCGCAAGCGCAGCGCGCCGGGATCAGCGAACGGCAACGCCTCGGCCTGCACCGCAACGCCCGCAGCCGCGCCGCACAAGCCGGCACCGCCGGATCGTTGCGTCACGTCCGCACCGTCTCCGCCCGCCGCGCACCGACGATCGGCCGGCGGCGATGACCGAAGCGCAGGCGTGGGTGATCGTCGTCGAGGTCGGGATCCTCGCTGGCGTCGAACTGCTCCGGTTCCTGCTTGGCCACGGCCGATGATCGGCAGCTCCGCCCAACGTGGTTACGGCCAACGGTGGCGAAGGCTGCGCCTGTTCGTGCTGGCCCGAGACCGGTGGGTCTGCCACTACTGCGGCGGGCCGGCACGCGCCGTCGATCATGTCGTCCCCAAGATCGAAGGCGGCACCGACCATCCGGCCAACCTCGTCGCCGCGTGCGGCGCATGTAACAGCCGCCGCTCCCTGGCATGGGTGCTCGCCCACCGGGGGAAGGCGACGGGGGGGACGGGGGGAGGGGGATCGTCGCCGCGCGCGCGAGGGGGGATTGTTCGCGCCGAGGGGCGGCCGCGTTTTTTCGGGAGCGATCGGTCTCCGGTGACGTCCTCGCAGGATCACGGCCTGTCGCCGGCCGGTTCGCCGCCGGTCGGCGTGTTGGTGCCGCGCCGGCCGGATGCCGGCTGAGCCCGCGGGAGCTCTCGCCGATCGCGCGCCGCGCGGCGGCGGGGCGAAGGCGGGGGAGCGCCGCGCGGCGCGCGACACGCGTGTCGATCGGGGGAAACCGCCGTGGCGGGCGTGGCGGACCCGGTCGCGTGCGGCGCGGGCGATCCGGTTCATCGAGACGTACTGCCGGATCCCGTCGGGCGCGCGCGCCGGCGAGTTGATGCGCCTGCACCGGTTCCAGAAGGAGGACCTCGAGGAGCTCCTCGCCCGGGACGTGCGGACCGGCGGCCTGCAGATCCCGCGCGGGAACGCGAAGTCGACGACGTGGGCGGCGGTCGGGTTGTGGGCGGTGTGTGATCACGAGGACGCGCCGCAGGTGCCGCTGGTCGCGTTCAACGGGCTGCAGGCGAACCGGACCCTGTTGCGGCCGATCCGTTCGATGGTGCGCGCGCATCCCGACCTCGCGGCGCGGGTGATCGTCTACACGTCGACGACGGACCGGCGGGTGTGGTCGGCGTGGAACGACGGGGACCTGCTTGCGCTTCCGGCCGACGTCGAGCGGGCGCAGGGGTTGAATCCGACGGTCGCGCTCGTCGACGAGGCGCAGACCGTGAGCCCGCCGGTGTTCGCGGCGATCCTGCAGGGCGCGGGGAAACGGGCGGCGTCGCTGGTGTTGGCGATCGGGACACCGGCCCCGAACGCGCAGACCTCCGCACTGTTCCAGTTGCGTGAGCAAGCCCGGGCGGGCGCGCGCGTCGCGTGGCGGGAACATGCCGCCGACGCCGGCTGCGCGCTCACGGACCGGCGGCAGTGGCGCAAGGCGAACCCGGCGATCCGGGCCGGCCTCCTGTTCGAAGACGTCCTCGCCGCCGAGCTCGACCTCGTCTCCGATGCCGAGTTCCGCATGTACCGGCTCGGTCAGTGGATCGACGCGACGCTGGTCGGTTGGCTGCCCGGCACCGCGTGGGATGACTGCCCGGCAACGGTCCTGCCCGACGACGGCGCCGATGTCGTCCTCGGTCTCGCCGGGACGTATGCGTCGACGTTCGCGGTGATCGGCGCGACGTTCGACGGCGGCCTGTTCACCGGCTGGATCGGCAACGGCACCGAAGCCGATCTCGAGGACGTCCTGTTGGCAGCGCGGGAACGGTGGCATGTCGTCGAGCTCGTCGTGCAGCCGCGGATCCTCACGAACCTGGTGCGCCGCCTCGTCGAGCAGGACTGGCCGGTGACGGTGTGGCCGCACACGACGGAGGTCGAGGTGTCGTCGGCGACGGAGTGGCGGCGGGCGATCATCGAGGGCCGCGTCGCGCACGATCACGAACCGGTCCTTGCCGCGCATGTCGCGGCGACGGTGGGTGCGCCGACCCCGGACGGGTCACTCAAGCTGGCGGCGCCGGATGACGGCCGGCCGATCGACGCGGCGCGGGCGGCACGCATGGCATGGTGGCGGACGATGCAAGAACCCGCGCTCGAAGCACCCGCGATCTTCTGAGTAGTCACGATGTGACGACCGCCCGGGCTTAGGCTTCGCCGCATGGCTCGTCATTTCCTGACACGACCTCGAAGCACGATCAGCCAACCGGGTGAACCGCCGCAGTCGGGTACCACCGCCGAACCGATCACGACGGGCGACACCGTCACCATCGGCCGGCAGCCCGACGAGGCACCGGTGCCGGGCGAGGGAACCGCAACGCCCGCGCCTGCACCGGAGACCACGCCGCCGGCGTGAACCGGTGGTCGACAGCGCTGCGCGAGACCCGCGTGGCGCTGCGACAGATCACGACCAACGTCCTACGCGCGACCGATGGCCGCGACGTCCTGCTCAACTCGCCCGATGGGTGGGAGGTCGATCAGCCGTGGCTGTGGTGGCTCGGCGCGGGGAACGGGACGCTCGGCCCGTTCGGCAATCCGATCCCGGGCGCGAACGCCGGCGGCTTCGGGTTCGGCGGCATCCCGGCGGTGTCGCACGCGACGGAGCTGATCGTCGACACGATCGCGACGCTGCCGTGGCATGTCTACCGTGACGACACCGAACGGCTGCCGACGCCGGCGTGGATCAGCGACCCGCAGGCGTTGCGGCTGGACGCACGCATCGTCGAGGCCACCGCGGTGCATGAGGCGCGCTGGTCGAACGTCGACTTCTGGGGCCAGTGGATTCAGTCCGCGCTGTGGTGGGGAGACGGGTTCGTCTACGTGCCGCAACGTGACGTGGCCGGCGCGCCGAAGCCACCGCTGTTCGTGCTGCACCCGCACGACGTCGTGCTCGAGGACGGCGTCTACAAGGTCGCCGACTACGTGTTCGGGCCGAACGAGATCATCCACCTGCGCGGCAAGCATCCGATCGTCGATGGGCGCGGCACCGGTGTCCTCGACCGGTTCATACCTGACCTAGCGATGGCCTCGGCAGTGCGTGACTACACCTCCGGTGCGTTCACCGCCGGCGTGCCGGCCGGCTACTTGAAGACGACGACACCGAACATCACCCAAGATCAGGCCGACGCGCTGAAGCAGCGGTGGCTGTCGCAGCACGGCGGCATCCGCCGCAGCATCGCGGTACTGAACGCGACGACCGATTTCCATGCGTTGACGTGGTCGCCGGTCGACCTCGCCGCCGCCGACTTCGCGCGCCTGTCGCTGAATCAGATCGCGTTGATGTTCGGCGTCCCCGGCTACAAGCTCGGCGCACCGACCGACTCGAATACGTACGCCAATGTCGAGGCGCGCAATACCGAGTTCGTGCAGGAAGCACTCAAGCCGTGGATCGGTCGCATCGAGGCGGTGCTCGACGCACAGTTCCCGCTCGGCACGTCGCTGCGGGTCGAGGTCGACGGGCTGCTGCGCGCGGACACGAAGACTCGCTTCGACGTCTACAAGATCGCGACCGAGATCGGTGCGCTCACCGTCGACGAAGTGCGGGCGCTCGAGTCGCGCCCGCCGCTCGAACCGCAGGAGGCCATCGCATGACCGACCTCACCACCGTCACGTTCACCGCGACCGAGCTGCGCGTCCCGTCGATGGACGAGCGCATCATCGAAGGGATCGTCGTGCCGTGGAACGAGACGTCGTTCCTCACACCTGAGGCGCGCGGTGAACGGTTCCTGCCCGGCAGCATGACCCGCACGATCGCGGAGCGTGGCATGCGGGTGAAGCTCTACCGCACCCACGACCACGACCGGGCGATCGGCCGGCCGCTCGAGTGGAACGCGGTGCACGACGCCGGCCTGTTCGGCCGGTTCCGCATCGCGCAGACACCGGCCGGCGACGAGGCACTCCACGAGGTCCGCGAAGGGATGCTCGACGCGTTCTCGGTCGGCTTCCGGGCGATCCGCACCCGTCGTGGTGACGACGGCGCCCGCGAGGTGCTCGAGGCTGCGCTGCACGAGACGTCACTGGCGCCGGTCGGCGCGTACGACGGTGCGCAGGTCCTCGCGGTCAGGACGCCGGCCGTGCCGGCGCTGCCACCGATGCCGGCGGTTGACCTATCACCCATCGGGCCGTTCCGGCGCGCCTAACATCCGCGGCCGAGCGCGAAACCTACCGCCGGCCTCCCACTGCCAGCGCTCCTGGCGACGAGGTGGCCACCGGCGAGACCGACGCGAAACGCAACGTCGTACCGCCCGGAGGTTCCTGCCGTGCTCACGTACCTGCAGCGCCTCGTCGACGAGCGCACCTCGCTCTCGGAGACGATGACGCACACCGCCGACACCGCCGCGACCGAGAATCGTGACCTGACCGAAGCCGAGCAGACCGCGATGGCCGGCCTGCAGGCCCGCTGCGCGGAGATCGACGGGCAGCTCGAGACGTTCAACGGGCAGGCGGAGAGCATGCGTGCGTTCGCCGCGTTGACGTCGCGGCTCGAGCAGCGCCGCGCCGAACAGCCGTCGCCGTCCTCGCCGGCGTCGATCGAGTCGACGTCGTTCGGGCAGGCGTTCGTCGAGTCCGACGCGTTCCGGGCCTACGACGGGCACGGCCAGTCGCAACGGTTCGAGCTCGACGGGTACCTCGAAACGCGGGCGCCGATCACGACGACGAGCCTGATGATCCCGCACGTCCTCCTGCCGCCGATCGAGCAGCAATTCCGGTCCACGCTCCTCGACGTCGTGAACCGGGTGACGGTCTCATCCGGTGTCGTCGAATGGATGGAGATCGGACCCGACCCGGAAGCCGCCGTCGTACCGGAAGGGACCGCGAAGCCCGAAGCGGCCGTGACGCTCACACCGAAGAGCGCGGCGCTCGACACGATCGCGCACTGGCTCCAGATCACACGCCAGGCGCTCGAAGACGCGTCGTACATCCGTTCGCTCCTCGAAGGGAAGCTCCGTCGCGGTCTGCTGCTGAAGACCGAGAACGACCTCGCCGCTGCGATCGTCGCCGCCGCGACGCAGTCCGCGTCGGGTGCCGACATGCTGTCCGCGATCCGTGTCGGTGTCGGCATGGTCGAAGACGCCGGCTACAGCCCGAACGCGGTCCTGTTGAACCCGGCCGACTTCGCTGCGCTCGACATCGCAGTGATGGGTGTCACCGTCGCCGGCCCGGTGACGGGCGCGAACTATTGGGGGATGCGCCCGGTGTCGTCGTCGAAGGTGCCGGCCGGCTCCGCGTTCGTCGGTGACTTCCAATCGGGAGTGTCGCTGTTCGACCGAGGCAACACGTCGGTATTCCTGACCGACAGCCACGCGTCGCTGTTCATCTCGAACATCCTCGTGATCCTCGCCGAAGCGCGCGTCAAGTCCGTCGTCGACGAACCGCTCGCCATCGCCGAATGCACCGTCGCGACCGTGCCGTGATCGCTGATGGCGTACGCCACCGTCGACCAGCTCGCCGCCGCGCTCCGCATCGCGGTCACTGCGAAGAACCAAGACGCGCTGCAGTTGTCGCTGGATGCCGCCGCACAAGTTGTCGACCACCTCTGCGACCGGCCCGCCGACGATCCGATGCCGACACCCACACCGCCGCTCGCGGTCACCGAGAACATCGCGATCGGTATCGAGGTGTTCAAAGCGAACGACGCCGCGTTCGGTGCAGTCGGCTTCTCCGACATCGGCGTGCTGTCCGTACCCGCCGACGTCTACGCACGGCACGCAGTCGCGCTGGTCCCGCTGAAGGTCCAGTTCGGGATCGCATGACGCCGGCCGAGCTCCGCGCGCACGTCGCATCGGCGCTCACCGGCCTCGCACCCGACGCCGACGACGACTGGCCGGTCCACGACGCGCCGGTCGACAGCGTCACACCACCGTGCTTCGTGCTCGTCTGGCCGGACCAATGGCTGACGCAACAGTCGGTCTGCACCTACCGGGCGCAGCTACAGATCATCTGCGTCGCGGCCCGCATCGAACCGGCACCCGGCTACGAGCAGCTCGAGCAGCTGGTCGACGCCGCGCTACCGGCACTCACCCGCGCGCGGGTGCCGCTCGTCGCGGTCGGTGCCGCACTCCCGTTCGAGATCGGCGGCCTGCAATACCAGGCCGCGCGCATCACCGTCGCCGGAACCGTCACGCTCACCGGAGGTATGCCATGACCGCAGTCATCGTCGATCGGCCACCGTTCGTTCTCATCAAGCCGAAGCTCGTGATCGGCACCGACCCGAACACGATCGAGTTCGAGTGCGGCGCCAACGAGCTCGACATCGCACCCGACCAGGACTCGAACGACGTCGAGACCTTCTGCAGTGTGTTCACCACCTACAAGCCCGAGAAGTGGACGATCACCATCACGATCCTGCAGTCGTTCGGGACCGATGGGCTGTGGAACAACCTGCGTCCGCTCGCCAACACGATCGTCGACTTCCTCGTGATCCCGGACGAGTCGCAACCGATCAGCGAAACCAACGTCGCCATCTCCGGGAAGGCGTACATGCCGGGCTTCGCGTACATCCAAGCCGCAGTCGGTGAAGCATCCGAATCGGACCTCGTCCTCGCGGTGCAGGGCGACCCGGAATTCCTGGTCGCACCGCCGGCGTGACCGACCAGCGCGTCGAGGTCGACACCACGATGCTCGTCGCCGCCGTGCGACAGCTGACACGCGGCATCGACCGTGGCGTCGGCCCGGTCGCCGAACGCACGGCCGGTGACGTCGCCCGCGACCTGCACGGCCGCATCCCGAAACGCACCGGCCGGCTCGCCGCGACGGTCCGCACCTCGCACACGAACGACGGTGCGCAGGTGCATTACGGAGGGACGCTGCCATACGCCAATTACATCGCGAACCGCACCGGCGCCGTCGACGACGCGCGCGCCGGCGCCGACCACGACTTCAAGATGGCGTGCGAGACGCTCGCCGCGACCGAGGTGCGCCGGCTATGAGCACCGACAACGGGAAGCTGAAGGTCGACTTGCAGGACTTGACGCTCGGCGAGCTGGACGAGATCGACGAGGTCCTCGACCGGCCGCTCGCGGAGCTGATGGGCGGCAAGGGTCAGTTTCGGGCGATGGCCGCGGCGGCGTGGATCGTCAAGCGCAGGACCGACCCGGCGTTCACGCTCGAGGACGCGCGTGCGTTGCGCATGGGCGACATGGAGCTCGTCTCGGGGGAAGCCCTCGCCGCCGAGCTTGGCGGCGGGCCGCAACCATCGCTCGAGTCTGGCGCCTCAATCCCGGAGACGTGATGGCACTGCCGATCGGTCTGCTCGACGAGATGGCCGAGGTCGTCAAAGACGAGAACCGACGCCGTCGCCGTGAGATGGCACGCCAACGCGCGAAGCGAGCGCACTGATGGCGGGCGCGACCGACGTCGTCATCCACTTCATCGGCGACAGCTCGAAGCTGCGGGCCGAGGCGGCGAAGGTCGAAGGGACCGGCGGGAAGCTCAAGACGTGGGCGAAGGGCGTCGGCGCCGCGATCGGCGCCGCGTTCGCGGTCGATCAGATCCGCCGATGGGTCGGTGCCGCATCGGAGCTGCAAGACGCGACTGCAGCATCGCAGCAGATCTTCGGGAACGCATCGAAGGCTGTCCTCGACTTCGCCAAGAACGCCGACACCGCGTTCGGCATGTCGAAGCAGCAAGCGATCGACGGTGCCAACACGTTCGCGACGTTCGGGAAGTCCGCCGGCATCTCCGGCGGGAAGCTCGCAGACTTCAGTACCGATCTCGTCGGTCTCGCCGGCGATCTCGCATCATTCAAAGGCACCAGCCCGGAAGAGGCGATCACTGCGATCGGTGCGGCGTTGCGCGGCGAGACCGAACCGATCCGCCAGTACGGCGTGCTCCTCGACGACGCGACACTGCGCAGTGAAGCGTTGCGGATGGGTCTCATCAAGAACACGAAGACCGCGCTGACACCGCAGCAGAAGGTGCTCGCCGCGCAAGCTCAGATCTTCAAACAGACCGGCGACGCGCAGGGCGACTTCGAACGCACCTCGGATAGCGCCGCGAACCAGCAGAAGAAGTTTCAGGCCGAGATGGAGAACACCCAAGCGGCGCTCGGCACCGCGCTGCTCCCGGTGTTGCAGAAGATCCTGCCGATCCTGCAGAAGATGGCCGGCTTCATCGAGAAGAACGCGGGCTGGCTCGTCCCACTCGCCGGCGCGGTCCTCGCGATCGTCGCCGCGGTCAAAGCGTGGTCGATCGCGCAAGCCATCCTCAACGCGATCATGGCTGCGAATCCGATCGGCCTCATCGTGATAGCGATCGCTGCGCTCATCGCCGGCATCGTCCTGCTCGTCACGCACTTCGACGTCGTCAAAGAAGCAGCCGGCGCAGTGTGGCAAGCGATGCAGGTCGCGTGGGACGCGATCCTCGGCGTGATTCAGAAGGTTTGGACATGGATCAAGGCCAACTGGCCGACGCTGCTCGCGATCCTCGCGGGCCCGATTGGCGTGGCCGTGCTCCTGATCGTCAAGCACTGGAACACGATCCGCAACGTGATCATGACGGTCGTGAACGCGGTGATCGGCCTCGCCCGCCGGATGGGCTCGGCGTTCATGGAGCTCGCGTCGACGATCGGCAGCGCGATCGCGACCGCGGTCAGATGGATCGCGGGACTGCCCGGCAAGGTGGTCGCCTTCGTGAAAAGTCTTGGCGAAGCCGGCGCGAAGCTCGGCGGTGCGTTCCTCGACGGATTGAAGAGCGGCCTCACCGCCGCAGCCGGGTTCGCGCAGGACGTCGCGGACGCGATCGTCGGCGTCGTGAAAGAAGCGTGGAACAAGGTTGCCGGCATGATCAACAGCTTCGTCCCGAATCAGATCGGTTTCGGGCCGTTCAAGCTCGACCTGCCCGACAATCCGATCCCGACGTTCGCGCAAGGTGGCGTCGTCACCCGCGCGACGCTCGGCATCATCGGTGAGGCCGGCCCCGAAGCGATCATCCCGCTCTCACAGATGGGCGAGCAGTTCCCGGGCAACGTCACCTACAACGTCAACGTGCAGGTCGCGACCGCGGTCGACCCGGCCCGCGTCGGCCGCGAGATCGTCGGCTACATCGTCGAGTTCGAACGTGCGAACGGCAACCGGTGGCGCACATGACGGTCACCGCCCGCGCATTCGAGACCGGCGCGCTGCCGTGGTGGTCGCGCTACATCGAGCTGACCGTCGAGCTCGGCCTCGGCACCGCCAACGCGGGCGGCAGCACCGTCGCGCAGTGGGACCACGCACGCTGGGACCGTCCACTCACTGGCGTCTGGTCCGGGCTCGAGCCGACGTGGGTGACCGTCGATCCGTGCCGGCTCGTCGACGTCAGCATCGACCGAGGCCGCGAGTCGTGGCTCGAACGGTACGGCGCGAGCAGCGCCGTCTTCACGATCGAAGACCCGGATGGCTGGCTGTCCTGGTCGACCTCGAGCGACGACCTGCTCGACACCCGCATCGGCCGGCCCGCACGCGTCACCGCCCGCATCGTCGCGACCGGCGAGGTGCTGCCGCTCTGGCGCGGCTGGATCGAAGGCCTCGACGACGACTTCGAACCATCTACGACACCGCGGGTGAAACTCACCTGCCAGGACGGCTACGCGCAGGTCGCGCACGTCGACATGCCCGAGCAGGCGCCGGTCGGTGCCGGCGAACGCTCCGACCAGCGCGTCGCCCGGCTCCTCGACCTCGCGGACTGGCCGAAGCCCTGGCGTCGACTCGACCTCGGTCGCATCACGGTGCAAGCGACGAACCTCGCCCGGCCCATCTCCGACGACCTCGGCATCACCGCCGACAGCGAAGGTGGCGCGCTCTACTCCGACCGCACCGACACGTTCGTCTTCCGTAACCGGGACTGGCTGCGCACCGACCCGCACGCCATCACCGTGCAAGCGACGATCGGTGGCGACACCGAGGACTTCTGCGCGTCGTCGTACGAGACGACCCGCCAAGGTGCCGACATCGTCAACGACGTCCAGCTCGCCCGCGCCAACGGGACCGTCAGACGGTTCGTCGACACCGGCAGCGTCGCGCTCTACCGCCGGCGCGCGTACCAGCGCACCGACTACGTGTGCGAGACCGACCAGCAGATCGACGTCCTCGCGCAGCGGATCCTGAACGCCCGGTCGCGCGCGCAGATCCGAATACCGACCGTCGACCTCGAACCACTCGACGACGACGCGCTCTGGCGGTTCGTCTGCGAGGTCGACTACGGCTGGCGGCTGCAGCTCTTCTACGAACCGCAGACCGACCTCGCCGGCGACACCGGATGGGAACGCACCGTCCAGGTGCAAGGCATGAGCTACCGAATCTCACCCGCCGGATGGCAAGTCACGCTCAAGGTCGACGACGCCCGCGCGGCCGGCGTCGACACGTGGGACGGCGTCCGCGGCTGGGACCGCGCGCTTTGGGGAGTGGTTGCATGACGAATTGGATTCCCGACGTCGTACCCGACGCGCTCATCGAATCCGCATGGGGCAACAAGATCCGCGACCGCACCGTCACCCCGTTCGCCAACGCGGCGGAACGCGACGCGAGCATCCCGACACCGAAAGTCGGCATGGCTTGTTGGCTCACCGATCAGAACGTCCTGCAGCTGTACGCGGGTGGCGCGTGGCGCGTCATCGGCGGTTCCGGCGCGACGACCCGCTACGCCGGGACAGTCGTTGCGGGGTCGATCACGACGACGCTCACGGCTATTTCGTCGGCGCTGATCGTCCCGAACCTCACCTACCCGCACCGCCTATTTGTCACGGCGAGCATCGTGTTCTCGACCATCACGAACGCGGGCGCCGTCGTCGAACTGCGCGCGCAGTACGACCTGACCGGCGCGAGCCCGGCCGCGGGCGCGTCGTCGCTCCGCACAGTGCGCGGCGCGGCGGCCCTCGCCGGGTCGACCTTCACACCGGTCGCGGTCGGGTACCTCGACCGCGCTACGGGCGGAACGACCGGCCTGATTCTGCGCGCGCTCGTCTCGTCTGGCACCGCGACGCTCGCGGCGAGCGCGGATATATCCGGGTTCGACGTGATCGCGCAACCGATGTAACGAGCGAAGGAGCACAGATGGAAACCATCGACCCCAACGAAACACCCGAAGGCCGAGCGACCGCCGACGAACCCGAACCGGCGCGCGTCGAGACCGTCAGCGAAGCCGACCTCGAACCGACCGACGCCGCCGACCACGACGACGACCAAGACACCGACCATCTCGCCCGCCTCGCCGACCCCGACGTCGCCCAGCGCGTCGAGGACCTCGAACGCGAACAGGGCGGCCAACGCTACGGCGACCAGCCGACCGAGGGCGGCGAGCCCGATGCCCCTGATTCCGACTGACTACCCGCAACGGGTCGCCGCGCGCGGCGTCCCCGTTCAGGTCCTCGCCGGCTGGGAGTCGCGCGGCTCGAGCGCCGATCACCGCGCGGTCGTCCTGCACCACACCGCGAGCTCCGATCGCGAGTCACCGAGCTCGTGCGCGAACTACGTGTTCCTCGCCGCGCAGTACGCGCCCGACTACAACGTGCTCGTTGACCGGACCGGCACCGCCTGGATCGGCGCACGCGAGAAGTCGAACAGCAGCGGCAAGATCAGCTCCGTCCCGCTGAACGAAGCACGGGCCGGCCGGGCCGGTTCCGTCAGCGCGGTGCAGCGAGGCCTCGGCGACGACACGAGCGACAACGAAGGCCTCTTCGCGATCGCCGCGCAGAACAACGGCATTGGCGAACCGTGGGGCGACGCGATGTGCAACGCCATCGCGATCTGCGCCGCGGTCGCGCTCGAATGCCTCGGCCTCGCGCACGCCGGCTACGTCACCCAACACCGAGTCCTCACCGCCCGCAAGATCGACAACTGCGGCGACCACTGCCCCTACGACTGGCAGACCCTCGTGCAAGCCGCGCTCGCCGGCACCAAACCCGGACCCCCGCAGGAGGCCGACATGTGGTCACAGACCCTCACCATCGACCCCGGCGACACCGGCCAGCTCGCCGTC